CGGCGGCTGATTGTCTGAACTATCTCCGAGCTGATATTCGTCGGCTCTGTCTGCATTAACCATATTCAGCGTTTGCACACGACGAGCGCCCTCTTCTCCGCCTAGCGGTGACATATTATAAGCTAAAAGTACATTATCAACTGTGATAGCTCCTATGTCAGCGAGAAACTTCAAGGCGGTCGTTTTATCGGAGAGTTTTTCGTTTTGGAGGGAGTTTCCCTCGAAGATAATCTCGTTTCCGTAACCCATTTCACGAGCTGAAAACAGACCATTTGTGAAAGCCTGTGATAGCTGTGCGTAGAATGTCGCTATCTCACCGTTGTAGAAAGACGACGCCTGCTCGGGTGTTTCCTTGTTTTGCACGATTTCTTCCGATACGCCGAAATAATCGTATATTTCGGATTTGATGTATGCAAGCTGACCTGTCGGGATAGGTGTTTGCTTGTCCGTGATAGGCGTGTATTCGTATTTGTTGTCAGTAACGATAACGCCCGCTCCGTTATTGTCCATTTTAAGATTATCACGGATAAAATCATCACGGCGGCGGTTGAGATCGTCTGTCTTTGTGGTTGACTGCACTTTCAGAATACCACGCACAACGCTGACTAGCTCGGCCATTTTCCCCATAGATTGATTAAACGTATTTGCTGTTGCAAGTACGGCGGTAATAGGCTTATTACTATCGCCGAAAATATCGTTATCGTTGAAATTCCTGCCGATATGAATAAGATCGGTATACGGCAAAGTATATACATTGCCCGTCGCAAACGTCATTTTGCAGCAAAGTTCGCCGCTGACGTTTATAAGCTCAATAGAGCTTGCGTTTACGTTATACAGCGCCTCGAGGGCGCCTGTTGCTGCATTCCATACAGGATATACAAACGCATTATTGTATATCTTGTATTGTGTGGCGAGCCGGTAATAGAATTTATACGCCGTCGTATATGGGTTAGGTCGGAATTGTAGCAAGCTATTATATCGGCTATTAGCAACATCGGCAAACTTGCCCTCGCCTCGGCGAATGTGTCGAGGCCTCACGTCCGCACATCTGCGGGCGAAAGCGTCAACGGCGGCACGAACTGTATTTATGTCATATGCGTTTCCCGAAAACGGTGCAAATAACGTCTGATAGGTATTAAGCAAGTGATATTGTTCGGCTGTATTGGCGTTTTTGTTTTTACCGAAAATTATCTCAAAAAGTCCACGTTTCCGCATTATCAAATCACCTACCCTACGTTGTACATATAATCTTCGTAATCTCTGACGTATACCACCCAGGCATTAAGTAGAGATACCATACCGTCTATTCTTCGCTTTTCGGAAATCTTAACGGGCATTATGTTATTTAGCCCTTGCTCTTTCTTGCCCGTGTTAGATAGACACCATTTAAGCACGGGATTGTTATTATAATTAACGAGCTTGTCTTGCAGCGCCGCTCCGAGTTCTCGCATAGGCTGAGAAAATGTATAAGTTCCTTGAATTACTTTATCCATTGTGAAACCGTTAGCGGTCATTTCGTCCACCCAGTAGCCGGCAAGCGCCCGGTCGTAGCCGCATTTCCAACAGTCAATCTTATATTGCTCACGCATTTGTACAAACCACGCTGTAACATCACTATAATTGACACGAGCACCTTGACAGGCGGTGAGCAATCCTCTTTCAGCCCATAGCTTATAAGGAGCTTCATCGTTACTATGACCGCCACTGCGTTGCTTTTTGTCGGCAAGCTCATCAATTCGGGCTTGTGGCAAAAAGTAATGTTGCAACACATATACTGTCTTATCGTTCGGTTTGCGGATAAGCAACGTAGCGCAAGTGAGGTCGGTCGTTGATGATAGGTCACAACCGCCGATAGCGTATGTGTCGTAAACGTCCGCAAGGTCAAATGTAGCCTCGTTGTTGATTACGTCGAAAGGCAGCCACGCCGTACTGCCGTTCTCTCGCACGTTAAAGTCCTTGCAGAGAACGCCTGCTCTGTCAGCAGGGTTTTTCTTGGCTCGCTCGACGAATGATCTAAGCGTTTCAACTTGCTTGATCTTGCCGAGCCCTGGATTAGCTTTAATCCACATTTTCGGGTCAAGCCATTCCGAACGTTCGTCCAACTCGTAGAGAATGGGCAAAAACGCTTCGTCTACTTCTTCGCCGTCAGCTACTCGACAGGCGTACTCGTACATATCGTCGAAAATGCATTCACGCACCGTTCCCGCTGTTGTAATCATCACAATGAGCGGTTGACGGCGTGAAGATGTTGATTGTTTCATAACTTCGTATAGGTTCCTATCTCTGATAGCGTGCAGCTCGTCGATGATTACCCCGTGCGAGTTAAGCCCGTCAAGGGTGTTACTGTCAGAGGCAAGCGCTTCAAATTTCGAGCTTGTCGCCGCAAAATATACATCATTGCGACGCTTTTTCAACACCGCGCGCAATTCGGGGCTTTGCTTAATCATATTGACCGCTTCTGTTAATGCCTTTCGAGCCTGGTCTTTCTTAGTCGCTACTGAGTATATCTCGGCTGCGCCCTCATAGTCAGCGGTGAGTAAGTATAATGCAATGCCCGCCATAAGCGTTGTTTTGCCGTTTTTTCTGCCGACAAGGAACATCGTTTCTCGAAAACGGCGATAGCCTGTTTCTTTGTCGAGAAAACCAAAAAGAGCTTGAATATAAGCCCGCTGAAAGAGTTCAAGCTCGAGCGGCGCTCCGAGGTCACCTTGCGATTGCTTGCAAAAAGTTTCTATAAAACTAATAGGACGTTCGCCTGTTTCTTCGTCAAAATAATACTTGAAGTTCTTTGGTGGACGATCTATTTCTTTGAGCAACCGTGTATAGACTTTCCGCACTCGTGCGGAGGTTTTTATTTTGCCTCGTTTAATCAGCTCAACATATTCACGGATATAGTTCAAGCCTGCTGCTTCCCTTTCGGCTTCTTAATGGCGAACTGCAACAGCGCCTCGCCTGCTTTGTCGGCGTCAGCAGCTGGCACTACCTCGTTGAGCTGCTTAATGATTGTCGTGTAGTTCTTAACCATAGCATTGTACTGAGAAATCAATGGGTGTGCACGATCTATGCTATAATTCCCCTGCGGCATAGATACAAGCAGCCCGTCGCTGTCTATGCGCTGCTCCATTTCTGCTAGTTTTTCTTGCATAAAAACAGCCCGTTTCATCAAGTCCTCGTTGATTTTAAGCTTATCTTTCGGCATATTTTTATACAAATTCTTAAGTTTGTTTAACTCTTTTCTTCTTATTTTAAATACGTCCTCATTCACCTTAAAATCAGCTCCTTTCTGTTTGAGTAGGGGGGTCTATATGCACCCGTGGAGGCTCAAAAAGGACTTATACGCGGTTCTCAAAAATAAACCTCACGATTTTGCACCCGGGGGTGTGTTTTTGAGAAAAAAACTTCCGTTTAGACCTCACGCACGGCGGCAATTTCTACCGCAACTGCCGTCAGCGGATTGATAATCACTTTGTTTCCGTCAACTGTGTCGAGTAGCACGCAGCCCTCCTCGAGTGCGGCACATAGCTCGTCCTCGAACTCTATGCCATTGTGAGCAATGACCGTATATTCAATCGCTGCTCCTGTTGTTGCATATATCGTTATGTCCTGCACTTTCATTGCTGCACCTCTTGACTAAATTTCCGTTTACGTCAAACATAAGCTCTCGATCTACTGCTAGAGTGCCCTCGTGTTCTATTGCGTGACAATTTCTGCATAGCAGTTCGAGGTTATCTCCGTTTAGTGCAATAGAGGGATTATTGATATTCTTAGGCGTTAAATGTATCTTGTGGTGTACGATCTCGCCAGGAGCCCCACACCTTACGCATAAGCCGCAATCACGCTTATACACATAAGCTCGCAGTTCACGCCACGGCTTTGAGTTATAAAAATCTTTTGCAAATTCTCGCATATTGTGCGTCCCACCCCTCGCTTATCTTAATATGCTCTATACCCTTGTGCATTGCTGCACGTTTCCATACTACGATTATACGGCGATTATTTAATTATTTCCATACGGAATATTTTCGGCTATATAGACATCAACGTAGGTGCGCCGTAGTATCTGAGTGCAAAGTCAGCAACTGCTTTGTTGCGCAGGCTGTAAAGGGTCGATAAAGACTCTATGTGCATTGCTGCGAGTATCTGTTCTTTCGGCTTTTTATCAACATACCAAAGACGGAGTATCTCTTGTTCTTCGTCGTCGAGCTGCGACAATACACGCTCTATGTCAGATATGAGGTTCTTCGTCCTCTGTAAGCAACGCTTAAGCTCTATTTCCTCGAGCCCACATTCGAGATACTGTTCGATAGATTTAACGTTGCTATACTTAGGCTTAGTGCTTGCCTGTGCGATATGGCTCGCTCGGCCATTGATATTTTCTATCGCTGCGTTAAGCGCAGGAATAGACCCGAGCAACTGTTCGGCTGACTTAAAATAATTCATATCATTCACCCCTTATTTTCTTTGTTAGCTTTCTGTTTGTGATTTTGCGCATTCGCAATGATATGTAAAATCCGCCGTTAATGTCATTGTAAAACGGCTTCGCTTGCGAAAATTCATATCCTGGATAGAGCTTTTCGTATTCTAAATTTCCGTCGTATTCTCCGAACGAACTAAGCTCTTTCACTTTTCGAGCGGACAAGCGCCCGTCCCTTTTGCTCTCTATCGGTTTGTCGAGATTTCGGGAACACGTCCAGGAGTAACCGATAGTTTCTCCTATATCCTCGTCCGTAGCGGCTTTTTTCTTTCTGCCTTTGCAAAAATAACGAGATAGCCCCTCAACGCCGCATTGATCGAATTGCAAAACCTTAATGTCAACATAGCCTTGCCCCCATAGCTCTACAAGCACCGGAGCAGGCATATCACCACAATTAACGATCGTATGATGATGATAGCGGCCGTTTCTGCTTCCCCTTTCTGTTACCGACATATATTTCAGCGACGGCAAGCCGTGCTTTTTTCGATAGCGCTTAAGACGGGCAATGAAATTACGAAATTGTTTCTTGACCGCTTCATCATTCCCGGGCAAATGATCCCCGTTGTAGGTCAAGTGTATGCAGAGATCGGAGCTAGTGAAGTTCGTCATAACAAGCCGTGAGAATTTCTTTTCACGGTTATGCTGATTAAGCCTCTCTTGCGCCGCAGATGAACATTTTGCTTTCTTTCCTCGGCCTCCTCGAGAAGTCGAGAACACGGGATATATATCTACGTCAATATATTCTCCGCATATATATTTTTTCTCTCTGTACAGACATCGCATATATATTCCTCCTATCGCTTAGTGTAGGTAAGGGGGAGAGGGGATAAAGAGCGGCGGCTTGTTAGCCGCCTTAAAGAGAAAGCTCCTCCCTCTCCCCCTTACAATCCCCCTCGCCCTCCGCTTTCTCCATAGACACAACAGATTTATTTTTTTGTGCATAAAGATAATATCCATTACAAGCCCTGCAACGCTCAGACCGAGCGATTTGTTTTTTATACTATATATAAAGGGCACAAAAGCGACTGCCTTTGATTTCGACAGACAGTCGCTCTATTATGGAAAATTATTCAGCGGGTATAAGCTGCGCCTGTCGGCGCAATGTGAGATTATTAGAATTAAATAGACAAACCGGGGCGAGCCCGCCACTGTAGTTCGCACTGTCGTAGTAGATAGCTCCTGTCGGGTTGACGTTACGCACGTGGCTAGCGTAGCCGGGGTCGCACCTCCAAGGAGTGAGCGTCCACATACATTCTTCAAACAACGGCACATAATCTCTATACTTGCGATATTGGTCGCAAGTGAGCAGCGTTATATAATCTTCACACGTTCCGTAAGCTTTATCGCCGTTGTCCGCAGTAAGGTCTGATGTCTGTTTTATAAGGTGTTTTGCGTCGAAATGCTCCTCTAGCACATCTTCGTTGAGAAAGCGACGGAGCGTTGACGTTTTCCAGTTGTTGCAACCGTCATTGTAATTATCGTTGAAACGTTTTTCACACAAACAATCAGCGGTTATAGCTAAATAGTTGCCGTCGATAACGTCAAGGCATATAAAACGTATGCCATTATATACGAACTCCTCGCCGGGTCTTAGTTTGATTTCATTCATTGTTATTCCTCCTATGCAAATATTATTTCACGCAGTTCTATGCCCTTTATATTTTTCAGAGAGAAGTAAACCTCCTTAGCTGTTACGTAGAAAATGTCCATTCTGTACTTATTCGCTACATCTTCATCGGCGAAATAAGACAACACCCTGTACGTTTCCGTGCCTTCTAGAGCAATATCTCGCCGCCTTAAGTAAATCGGTTCTGCCTTACTAACGCACATTCTTAGAGCGGCTGCAAGTGTTTTCCCTGCACGCCTAGCAAAAGATATTTCCTTTGGCAATGGTTTATTGCAAAAAATGTAGCCTATCTGCCAATCGAAAAGAGATATATTAAGGCATTTGTTGATTTTCTGAACTGTTTCTTCAATCTCTTGTGGATATTCCCTCATTGGAACAACTTTCGTTTTCATAAAATCTCCTCTCTTACGGTATCGGGTTTTGTTATCGTTACGCTGCTTGTATTCTTGTCGGCAAGCTCAACGTAAAGAGCGGGCTTGCCGTTGATTATTCTATAAATCAATGCCGATATACATTTATAATGAACATCTGATCTTGCCGAATAGCTACGATCAATTACAGGGCATTGCTTTATAAACGCTTGTTTTGCTTCTTCGCTAGTCATAGTGCTGCTCCTCCCATTCTTTCTTGTGCCGCTCTAATCGGCGTTCAAACTTACTCGAACATATGCAGAGCGCAAAGCAGATAAGAGCAAGCACGATTGCAACAATGACTAGCAGTATAGTAATCAGAACGGGCACGGCATTCTCAGCTCCATTTCTCTTTCAAGTTCTTCAAAGCCTGCTTTTGTGTTTCTGTGATTTTTGTACTGTTTCAAAAGCTTTTGACATACGGCGTAAAGGCTGCAATAGTCCTCATAGGTTAATCTTTGACGCTCGACGAGGCGCTCGTTCTCTTTTGCGGTTTCTGCACCGTGGAGCAATTCGCTGTACTGCTCGGCAGTAAGCTTAATAACAACGTGTAACGGGCGGCTCTCAGAGCCTCTCTTGCATTTTCTGAGTTCGTAAAGTCTATTTCTAATAGAGTTTTCCGTTCTTCCAAGAGCCGAGGCGATGTCAGCTAGGCTCTTTCCGCTGTCTGCGAGTTTTAATGCCTGCTTGTCCTCGGCGGCAGTCCACTTTTTAATCATAATCAATTAGCCTCCTGTTCGTTGTCGCAGGATAGCGCCGCTACAATTCGCTTGATAGGTGAGGCAGCGTCCCGCACTATTATCTCGGCTTCTCCGTCAATATGATTTTCGAGAAGGTTAATTTTCTTCGAGAGTGTAGATGATATGTTTTCTATGTAATTTGATACATATTCAACAGCTCCGAACTCTGCCGCCTCCTTGACGATGTTCGCCGCTTTGTATTTCGGGCACTCAACGCCCGCTAAGCGGCACATCTTTGATTTTACGGCTATAAGCTTTTCTGCGTCCGCCGTAAGTTTTGCGTATTTACTGTCGGGAATTTCGATTGTTATTCTTTTCATTGTGAAATCTCTCCGTTTCTCTGTTACCAGGCTTATATAATGCAAACTCCCTGCACGGGTAAAGCCTGCTCCATTCAATGCACTTAAAGCAATGCTTACAATCCTTGCAAGTCAGCTCCTTGCGCTTACCGTTGCTACTCAAAGCTCACTCCTTAAACAGCTTACAGCGTCTATTGCCTGTTGAATGCCGCTGAGTGCTTCGTCTATGTTGTCCTCGTTATCTTCGTCGATATAACGCCCTTTGAATATTGTCAGTTCGTCGTATATCGTTTCGAGCTGTTCTTCGATTTCCTTAAGCTTTGTATCATTCATTGTGTTCACCCTGCCTATATCCACTTAAATTGACCGTCATTTTGTATAGCTATTTCTGCGTCGTATTCTTTTTCAAGATCCGTGCCCGTCAAATCGACGAGCTCGCCAAATTCATCAAATGCACACGGTCTTGCGTCTAGTAACGCCTTTGTACTGCCGAATTTTTCTATCATACGAGAACTTGTGCCCTCGTCTGTGAAGCTTTCAAAGATGTTTACATTCCGTTTAAGTCGAAATAGCTTATACAATTCCTCTCGATAACCGAAACTTTCCATACAAACTTTCCAGGCTTTAGGGTGCGTTTGCCGTAAAATAGATAAGTGATTATCCTTATACTGAATATCTGTGCCGCACATAATACAGCCGTTGCGCTTTATATGCTGCTTGTTTCCGTCGGCGTCTGTGTATTCAATATCGTAGAGCGGAGAATATTCAAGATCATACTTGCGTATGTATTCCCACACATCATCATCAGTCCAAAACGCAAGCGGGTTGACGTGGTAAAATGCGCCGTCTTTAATGTGTGGTCTGTGACTTGCGAAAATATGTCCACGTGTCGCTATGCTTGTAAGCCTTGAATGGCTTTCAGACGCCATAAGGCCTTTAAATATAACGTCAACACCTAATTCGGCTTGCAGGCGTTCGGACGGCTCTTTTTTTAGTAACTTGCAGCAATGTTGTGAAAACTTGCATTGACTGAGAATGCCGTAATACTCTTTTAATTCGTCTTTTTCTGATAATGTTTTTGAGTATTTCAAGAAACATTCTATGTTAATTCTGTGGGCGTCAAGCCTGCTTGCTGCCTTGCCGAGCAACGGTGCGCCGTATTGTTCTATACAATAAGCGAACGTCTTTTTTTGTCCTGCGAAAAAGCAATTACTGTGATCTAGCACATAATCTCGTTTCTTGGCGGCAGCTATCAATGCCTTTTGACCTTTTAGCTTGCCGTCGGGCTTTAAAATCTCTTCGAGTGAGTTCTCCCGTTCAAGCTCCTCAACGAGTTCACGTGCGAAATGATAACGCAATTCATCTTCTTCGAGTTGTGATAATTTCGTTTCGTGAAATCTATCGGAGAAATGTTCACGCCCATATTTTCGTGCAAATTTCAGACTTTCGGGAAATTCAATGCCCGTGTTGCCGAAAATGCAATGTACTGTTTTGAACTCGTCGGGAAAATATCTCTCGATAAGATCGGCGACAACCTCACTATCTTTTCCGCCCGAAAATGCGATTGCTGCTTTGTGCCGGCAGAGCCTCAACGCTCGCTTTATTACTTCAACGGCTATTCGTTCTTTTGTTTCAAGCGATAGCTCCCTAGTGTATGTATTGATTTCTCTAAATGAATACGACGACTTTATATAGTTGCCTATATTTTCAGACATTGAAATCACTCCGTTTCTTGTTTCTTATATTGCTTTTCGCTGTCCATTCTCGCACCGCAGCAAGGGCAATACGGCGTTGCGTCGCCCTCGTTGTCGCCGTGTTCGCCGCACAACGAGCAAAAGGGTACTTTGACCGTTATGCGTTTTTTTAAAATTATAGTTGCTTTGTCTATGTTTTCTTCGGTAATAGTGCGATAGCCTTCCAGTATGCCGACATTGTCCGTGTTCACGACTTTCGTTCGTTCCTTGTAGACCCAACGCCCGTGTTTCACTTCTTGTACGTCTACGGCAGGTTGTTCATTGATTATGTCAGCAATACTGCTGTTGTCACCCAGAATACCCGTTATGCCCTTTTCGTATATTGGCATACACGCTGCTGACAATTCATCGATCAAAGACTTAGCGTCAATATATGTTTTCATGGTTTTCCTCCTCATTTACTTCGCATAAAATATCATTTCGCCGCTTTTCAAGCCACTTTTCATACTCTACCTTAACGGCGGGGTCTGAGAAATAACGCTCTACTGCCCGCAGCGTTGCCCGAGCGAAACCGTCGGCAACGTGAGAGGGAATGTCGGAGGGCTTAACGTTCAGCCTCTCGGTTTTAACTATCATCATATCGGGCATTGTTCCGCCCTCCTTTCGGTTATTTCTCAGCTCCGCACGAGCAGTAGCTACATATGCTGTTAAAGCTCATATGGTTGTAATCGCTATCGTGTGCGCAAAAATCGCACTTGCCGTCATAATAACAATCCTCACAACACATATGATTAAAATATACACATTCTTTGCAGCCCTCGAGGGCACAATCAAAGTTATAATGCAATGGTTTGTCTGACATAGCACCGCTCCTATGCTTTGCCTACTTTGCCATAACGGAAATAGTTGACTACGGCGTATATAAAAAGCTTGTTCGTGGGCTTGCTGTCAATGCTGAAAAGCTCCGAAAATATACGGGGTCTATGCTCGTATGCTCGGTTGATAGCGGTGCGAATGTTTCTCTCGACAGCGCCGCTCTTTATGTTATCTTCTTTGGCGATAATATCGTAGATTTCGCCGAGATTATCAACCTTTCCTGCGTTTATAGCAAACACGGCTCTGATGATGTAGTCAATTCCCGTATACCCTGCGGAAACGCCAATACGCACGAGCAGCTTATAAACCTCTGCTTCTGTCACTTTCTTCATTTGAAATCACTCCGTTTCTATGTTTTGTGGGACGTTTTCCTGCGTCCACCGTCTGAACGCCTCTAAGCCTGCTCTTGCCTCTTTCTGTTCCTGCAAGGTAACTTTCATTTTCTCCTTGTACTGGAACTTACGATAATCAACTTGTCCGACGTTTGTTTCTTCTATGTAGTTCTTTATGCCGAGCTTGCTCACTTCCTCAGCAGGCTTTGCTATGCGTTCGGCAAGCAGCGCCTCTTGAAGTCGCTGCATACGCTTTGCACCTACGCCGAATTGCTCGGCAGTCTGAATAAGGGCAAGCTTGACATTGGCTGCGAGAACGGTTTTGTTATCCTTGCTGAAATCTGAGCAGCGACGAGCTACAAAAGCGTTGATCTTGTCAACGTCAATAGAACACCTTTTAACGCCCTGTTCTAACTTGAAATCAAGTACGCCGTCACGATCCTGCTCGTTTGCCGTCTTGCAGCTCTCGGCATATGTATCAATCCACTCAATGCAGCGC